GTAGTCGATTGTGTCGCCGTCGTTGCCCTCGATGTACACCTTGACGTTGTACAGGTTCACGTTCGTGGCGTTTGTCCACGTCGTGTTAACAGTGCCGTTGGTGTTCAGCACTTGAAACCCTACGCGCATTTGGATGCCGTTCGCCTCGATCGGAAGTTCCCCGGTGGTGAACTCGTTGGGCAGGTTGCCAATCATCCCGAGCGGGTCGATAGACGGGTAAGCCTGGCCGGTATTCTTGTTGACGTTCCGGATGCGCACGTAAGTGCGGTCCGTGTTCGTCGTGGTCCATGTGGGCTCGCCGTACTGGGTGATATAGTGCGAGCTTAGAAAGTCGTAGTAATAGCCCGCACTGCCAGAGCTGTACGTGTGCTCCCACTTCGCGTAGTAGGCCCCGACCTTGAGCAGCACAATCAGGTCCACGCGGGCCAGCTGGTTGTTGCCTCCCTGCCCAGTCATGAAGTGACTGTTGTCAAACGTCACCCGAAACTTGGTGCCAGAAGCGAAGGTGTAGTCGGGTAGGTTGAAGAGGTCGGTTCCGAAGTCAGCCTCGAGGTGCTCCTGCACCCCGATGATGCTCTGCTGCCCGCTGAACTTGTACGTGCGGCGGACCTCCTTGAGCGGCAGCTGGTGCGTGTACTCCCAGCCGGCCTCCTTGATGATGTCCGTCTGCAAGGTCAGGCCTACGTCGGCGCTGCTGCTGCTCGTATAGCTCGCGTCGCTGTAGTAGTTGAAGTAAGACAGCGTCTGCGAGTCGTGATGGCTCACAATCGGGATCATCCAGAAGCGGCCGTTGGCCAAGAACAGCCGAGCGTTGAGCACGCGACAAAAGCTCTCGAGCACCTCGAAGGTGTTGAAGAACTCGATGGCGCCCTCGTTGTCTGGGTTTAGCCAGGTCTCGGTATTTACGCGCAGCTTGCTGAAGAAGTCCGCGCCGGTGGCGTAGAGGTTGCTCGGGGTGTAGGCGCAATCAAGCGAGGCAAAGATGTCTGTGGCGCCCCAGTGGTCAATCGTGCGCAGCTTGCCGAGGCAGTGTTTGACGATGTGCTCGCGGAACGTGCGCCCGTCGCTGTACTCGTAGGCGTCTCCGTTGTTGTTGAACTTAATGCCGACCAGGTTGGCGAGATCATCCGAGGCGATGATGCGTACCTCCTGCGGGTAGGCCTCGTCCTGGCGCACGACCTGCTCCGGCAGAATGATGCCCGCCCAATACAGCGTGTTGACGCTGTCGGGCAAGTAGCGCAGGGTCACCGTAAGCTCACCCTCGAAGGTGGTGGGCAGCTCGTCGAGAAAGGTGGTTATGCTTGCGCTGTTCTCGATGATGCTGAACTCGAGCGAGGAGCCGATGACAGGCTGGTGCCGGTCCTCGTTGTTGCCCTCGTAGCGCAGCTGATAGGCGTCGCCGCCTACGTTGAAGCTGACGACGCTGCCGCTGTAGTTGGAGTCGTGGATATTGAGCTGCCATACCTCTCCGAGGATGTCGCTAAACTCGGCCCGTAGGCGAACTGCTGGTGCTGGCATTAGTAACCTCTTGTGCGGTATCGGTCGATGGTGGAACGCTCAGAGCTGAGCAGGATGTCGCGGCCGTCAAGTCGGCCGGTCACGATGACGTTGCCACCGGCTCCGCCTATCATGCTGCGCAGCTTGTCCAAAGGTGCGACGACTTCCGGGTTGGTTCGCGCTCCGGAGTACTCGCCCATGAGACCGACGGTAGGCCCGCTGATGATACCGCCGTCGGCGAACTCCATGATGTTGGAAAAGACCGACTTCATGAGGCCCATGCCTGCGGTGATGAGCGCAGGCAAAATGATAGCGGCTGCTGGTCCTGCGCCGACTGCCGTCTGCCCTGCCGCCTGAATTGCGAGGGCGGTGGCTGCGTTGAACGCCGCGTCGACAGCCGATGAAGCGAACGACTTGAAAGCCTCGCTCGCGCCCTCTGTGCCCATCACAATTTGGCCCATTACCTCGCCAAATTGCATCCCCCAGGTTGCGGAGGTTTCGGCCAGCAACAGCATTTCCTCACGGATTCGCGCAAGGTTCTCAAAGTACTCCTCCGCGCTTTGCGTAGGCGCCTCCCATACCTCCTCCTCGAGGCCCGGAATCTCGAAGAGGTCAAGCTCTCCAAGTCCTGGCAGTGCCATGCCTGCGCCGCTTGGCGTATTAAGCTCCACGAGCTGCTGGTCCCGCATGGCCTGCGTGGCCTCCTCGATGGCGTGGGCCTCTTTCAGGCGCGCGAGCTCAAGATCCTTCAGGTTCTTCAGCTCCTTGTCGCTCACCTCGACGTTGGCTGCGCGGGCCACCGTCTGGTCGTTCATGGTCTTGGTGTCGCGGATGCGCTGCTGCTCCTGCTTGCTCGCCTCCTGGTACTGGCGCTGGTAGGCGCGCACCTGCTCGTCGAGAACCCTGACGAGTTCCGCGGTATCGGCAATTTGGCTGATGGTGCGGTCGCTAATGTTTGCACCCTGCGCTTCCTGCGAGCGCTTTAAGTCGTCGTACTTGCGGCGGGCATCTGCTAACTGGTTGTTAGCTTCTTTCAGCTGCACCGCAATCGCCTCCATCGCCGCGCGGCCGGTCTTGTCCTTGATGCTTTCGTCGAAGTCCTCCTTGGACTTGCGCGCTTTGTCGCTGGCGTCCTTGTAGGTCAGCATCGCAGCTGCGAGGATGCCGATGGCGGCAGCCGCTGCGACGTAGGGGTTGGCAAGTACAGCAGCGTTGACGCTCATGATGGCCGTGCGCAGGGCGGGCAGCACCAGGTTCACCGCCACGAATCCTTTATGCAAAGCGCCGAACGCAATGACAGCCGGGCCGATGGCCGCCGCAATCGCAGCCACCACCACAATCGTGGTCTTGGTGCTGTCGTCGAGCTTCATGAATCCGGCTGCGAGTTCCGTGACTTTGTCGATGGCCGCGGTCACGTACGGCAGGAGCACGGTGCCCAGCGAGGCGCCCGCCTGCTTCAGGTTGTCGAGCGCAGTGCTGAACTTGCCGGCAGCTGTCTGGCTAAGCCGCTCCATCGCACCGTGTGCGAATCCGCCCTCCTCGGCAAAGCCGCGCAGGGTGGCGTTGAACTGCTCGACGGTTACGGCTCCCGCTCCCAGCTGCGACGGCAGCAGGCCGGTGGCCTCGCTCAGCGCAGTGAAGATCGGGATGCCGCGCTCGGCAAGCTGGTTCAGGTTCTCCAACTCCACCTTGCCCTTGGCTTGCACCTTAGCGAAGATGGCCGTAATGTCCTCGATGCTCTCTCCGGAGGTGGCTGCGATGTCGCCAAGGAATCCCAGCTGCTCATTCACCTGGCTGATGTCGGTACCAGCCGCCAAGAGCTGGCGAGCGGCTCCTGAAATCTCCTCGATTTGGAACGGTGTGGCCGCGGCGAACTGGTTGAGCTGGTCCACCATGGCGCCCGCCTGCTCAGCTCCGCCGGTCAGCGAAATGAACTGCGTCTCCATGGTCTCGAGGTCGGCGGCGGCTTTCACGGCCGCAGCGCCGAGGCCCACGATAGGCAGCGTCACGCCCATGGTCATGGATTTGCCCATGTCCATGATGTTGTCCGACGTCTGCCGGATCTGCCGCTGAATTTTGCCGAGCTCCTTGTTGAAGTCGCGGGTGTCCGCACCTACGCGAACTATCAGGTCGCCGAGTTTAGCCATTACTACTCTTCGCTATTTGCCGCAAGATAGCCAAGCCATCCGCAGCGGGTTTCCGCTTTGCCTCCCAGGGGAACTCGGCGATGTCCTCGGGCTTGAGGCGCTTCTTGGTGTGTGGGTTCAACAGCAGGCACGCCAGCCACCGGGTGCGCTCCCACTCGCGCTGATCGCGCTCTTTCTCGAGCTCGAAGAAGCCGGTCACCGCGTTGTTGAATTCCGCGAAGGTGAGGCCGTAAAGCACAGACGGGGTCAGGCCCAGCTGGCCCAACCCCGTCGCTTCAAGTTCGTCCCAGTTCAGGGCTTTGCCTTTGCCGCGCTTTTTTTTTGGTCGCCTCCGAGCAAGGCCGCTACGGCCTGCGTGAGGGTCTCAAGGTCGGCGATGGTGCAGAGCTCCAAGAAGTCGTCCGCAGTCAAATCCCATGTGTGGCCGTTCGCTTTGGCTCCTGCCTCGGCAAAATAGTAGGCCAACTCCGGGATGCGCGTGACGTCTGTCTGGTCGATGTTCGCCACCTTCACGCCGGTGTTCTGTTCGAACTTGCGCCACGCCCCGAGGGATGCGCGCAGGGTAAAGGTGCGGCCGCTTAGTTCAACCAGCATCAGACGATGGTCTCACGTACGACAGCGCCGGTGAGGTCCATGGTCAGCGACCAGGTCACGTTGTCCTCGAAGCCAGCCGTCTGCTCGATGCTGGTGATGTAGCCAGCGACGTCGAACTCTTGGTCGCCTGCGTTCGGGAGTGCCGACGAGCCGACGTTGGAGAACACCGCGAAGACCTTGGTGCCTGCGATTTGGTAGGCGACCAAAGCGTTGAAACTGTTGGTAGCATCCTCGGCGAAGATGCCGCTGACGTTGATGCTGGCCGACTTCAGGGCCGGCAGGATTTCGCGCCATCCGGCCGACGTCTTGGTAGTGATGTCGCGCACGTCGGTGCTCATCGAAATGCTGCACTCGGTCACTGCGCCGACTGCGGTGTGAGTGCCGTCGGTGGTGCCGGTAAAAAAGCGAATGCTCGAGGCATTCAGGTAGCCAGTGGTCTGTGCCATCAGGAGGGAGTGTTATCGGGTTGGAGTTCAGGTGCGGGTTGATCTGTGAGCTCAGGCTGCGGCGCGGGTGCTTTCTTGGCCTTGGCCGCTTTCTTGTAGGCCTCGTCGTCCGGGTGGGCGTCGCAGTACTCGCCAGCCACAAGGATGCGGTAGAACTTCATCGATACCTCGACGGTCTTGCCCGTTTCCCACTCGTAGCCGTAGAGCTTCAGGGGCTTCTTGAGTGTCACTATCATGGCCCGAATGTACGGAGTTTGCCTTACTTGGATTTCCGCTGCGTGATGTACCACTGTCCGCCGATGCAGTGCACGGTGATGCCGTCGTAGTCGCGGTCCATGGTGGCCGAGCCGCTGCCGTCAATGGTGACGCCCATGTCCACCTGTGCCTTGGTCACCAGTAGCGTGCGCTGGTTCGAGAGGTTGCTGCCGGTCTTAATGCGAACCTCGCGGCCCTCGTTGCCGGTCACGGTCGGGAGGTAGAGAATTGCAGCGAGGTTGCCGCTCGAGGCGGCGTAGTTGGCAAAGAGCAGGTGATCGTCCGAGTTTACCGTGAAGGTCGCGCCGTTGGTTAGTGCCAGGGTGCGCGGCTCGTCGTACACCGCACCGCGGATGTACAGGTCGGGCCGTATGGCGGAGGTGGTCGGCAGGGTGTAGTTGCTCCTGTCGATGCGAACCTCGTAGTCGCTCATCACGCGGTAGAGGCGCTGAGGCTCCTCAAAGTCCATCACCTCGGTGATATACTGAATTGACTGCACGTTGACACCGGAGTAGGTGCCGCTCCGCCGGTCGAGGCAGGTGCGCACCGCATCGGAAAGGTCGATGGCTGCCGTGTAGCTGAGGGCGTAGCAGTTCACCTCCACGCTCGCTGTGTCGAGAGCAGACGGTGCCGCCTGCACGTCGCTCGGATCGTTGCTGCGGATGCTGTAGACGACGTAGGGTTTCGTTTGCTCCTGGTCTGCAATCTCCGGAAAGACGCGCGTGCCCACGATGGCGCTGATGGGGCCGTCGTTGGTGAGCAGGTAGTAGATGGCTTTGCCGGCAATCATCGCATGTACTTTTCAAATTCCTGTTTTAGCTCCTGCTGCAGCTTCACGCGCATCTGCGCCTGCGTCGCTTCCATCGCACGACGGATGACCTTGTAGTTGGGGTGGCTTGCCGACTTGCCGCCGAACTCCTCCGGGAAATCTCCCTCCTCCACGATGTGCGCAAACCATCCGTCGGAAGTAGCTGGCACCTTGCGCTTCATCGGGTAGTTGACGCGAGGGCCTGCAAGCACCGTCGGGAACTTGTTGTCCGGTGACCAGGTGCCCATGGAGTCGCGCAGCTGGCCGCGGTAGACGAGCAGGGCGTCCTTGTTCGGCCGCACCACGATGTCGCGCTTGTACGGCTTTATCATGCCCTTGGCCTTGCGCACGAATATCTGCGCCACCTTGCGATACCGTCGGCGCACGTCTTTCTCGTTGATAGCGCCGAACTGTGCCGCGCGCTCCAACTTCTTAAAGACGTTCTGCTCGAGCTGCCAGTAAATCATTCCCGTATCGTGCAAGTGAGGCGCAGGCCCTCGTTTCTCCCTATCTCTTGGATGGCCTCGATGTTGTACACTTTCGAGTTGTAGGTCACCCGGTCCTTCGGGGTCACCGCCGCCACCGTCGTCGAGTAGCGGATGATGAAGTGCACCGGCTGCTTGCTCATAAGCTGCAAGCTCTGTATCGCCTCGTTGCCGGAACCCTCGCGGAAGATGACGTCGGCCCACACGGTCGCCAGCGTGGTCCATGCCTGCGCCCGCTCGCCGTACGCGTTCGTCGTCAAGGTCGCCCGCTCGATGACGATGCGGGAGTCCATCCGGCCGAACTTCATTGCAGCACCCGGTAGGGGCTGACCAGGGCGTCGATGCCCAGCTTCAGCCGCGTGGTAATTGTGCCCGTAACCTCCTCGACCCGGTTCTCGTACAGGTGCCCAACGATGAGGCGCACCGCCTGCAGCAGCGGCGTCGGGATGTCAGCCTCGGCGTAGCCCACCGTCATGTTCACGCGCACCCTGTTGAGCGCGTCGGTGTACAGGTCGGGCGGGCTCACCCACTGCAGCCTGGCGGGTTTCGTTTGAAGATCGTAGTAGTATTTCGAGGCATCCAAGGTCAGGAGCGTGTTGGCCGTCGACAGGTAGGTCACACTGCTGATGGAGGCCACCGGCCCGATGGGGATGCGGGTCGGGTAGAAGCTGTCCATGTAGCCCACCGCCGTCACGTCGCCCAGGCGCGTGTCCGTCATCGCCTCGACGTAGGTGATGGCCACCTGCCGCAGGGCGGTGATGTACGTGTCCTCGTCGGCGTGGTCCACGCGGAGGAACTCCTTAAGCGCCGCCACCGTCACGATGTCGTTGAGCACTGGCGCGCTGGTGATGGTCACTGTCATCATGGGCCGAAAATACAAAAGCCCGGGGGAGTGCCCCGGGCCTTTGATATCGTGTTAGCTATCCTTAAGATGCCGCGACGTCGTTGCACTTCGCGAGCGCGTTCGGCTGGCGGGTGTCGAAGTCGAAGAAGCGGTTCACGTGCAGGACGATTTGCGCGTTGCCAGCTGCGCTGTACGGGTCGACGAGCAAGTCGATACCTCCGAAGTAGGCGAGGATAGCGCCCTGTTGGAAGTTACCGAACAGCATCTGACCGACGGATCCGGCCGTCGCGTCCGTGAGGTACGGAGTTGCGATGGCGCGGTATCCGTTGAAGGTGCCAGACACCAGGTCGAACAACGCCGAAACGTTAGACACCTGCGCCTGGTTCTTGGCCAACTGGTACGCGTACGGGCTCATGACGTAGAAGCAGTTGCTCAAGTCGGCGCCGTCTGCAAGGACAGCCGCCTCCATCGCCACTGCGAGGGCTGCGTTCATCACCGTGTTGGTGGCGCCCGCCGTGGTCAGGTCGTTCATCGTGGCACCGTCGAGCGTGTCAAACGCCTTGGTGTCGATAAATGCATTCATTGCGTTCTGCAATTCCTGCGCGATAAGCAGGTCGACTGCGTTGCCGCCCTGAAGCAGGAGCTGCTTCGAGTAGGTGGTCTTCGCAGATACGCGCTGAGGAGACAGCGTTACCTCGTCCAACTCGAGCGTCGAGGCGTCGTTCGCTGCAACCTCCGTCTCTGCCGTGCCGACTGCCGGCACAGATACGCGCGGGAACTTCAAGTTGCCCGTTGCGCCTTGGATCACCGTCGTGCCCAAACGCTCGATGACAGAGGGAGCGCGCAGTGCTTCGATAGCTGCGCCAACGCCGACCGATACGAATGCTGCACCGTCCGTCGTAGCGCCGTAAGCGCCGGCCGTGAAGTTGTCAGCAGAAGCGCGGTACAGAGCTTTGGTGGGGATAGCCACCTGGCCAACTGCCTGCAAGCCTTGGGACCGCATCTCGCGCTGTGCCTCCTGCGCCCACTCCGCCTCGGCGCCCTCCAAGGAGCGGCCGTTCGCTGCCTGCATGATAGCCCGGCTCAGAGAGAACTGACCGTTCACGCGCTCGACTTCGCGCTGCTCGCCTTTGCTCACAGCTTCGCCGCCGACCATCCGTGCCACCATGGCCTCGTGATCTGCGCGGTGCTTGATTTTCTTGTCCAATGCCTCGACTTCACCGACGAGCCACGCGGCGCGCTGCTCTTCTGCTTCAGTCATCAAACGACCGTCACGGTCGGTACCTTCAACGAGGGCGACGTGCTCCTCGTAGTTCTTGGCGCGGAGCGCCTTCAACTCGTTCAAGTTCATGGTGTGGGTGGGTTTATTGGGTGCTAATTTATGCACTGGTGAGATAGGGGTATTTCGTACTTCTGGCTCGGCCTGCGCAGCCTCTACGGGTGCGTCAATGGCTTCGAGGATTTCTTCGACCACCTCGTCCTCTGGGCCGGCCGCCTTAGCGCGGGCCGCCACCGTCGTGGTCGGGTAAGCAGGGTAGGTCACCGGGCTGACGTCAAGCAAAGCGCCCATGCGGGTGATGGTCCGCAGGTTGGCCTTGCGGTCCCAGTCCTCATCCGCAATCGTGAATGCGAAGGAGCTCTGCGAGATGTCGCCGCGCTTGATGAGCTTGTACAGGTCGCGGCCTTCGGTGGTGTCAGCCAGCCGCGCGGTGTAGCGCAGGCCGGTGTCGTCCACCTCGAGGTCGAGGGTGCCGTTCGTGGTCCGCGCCAGCGGCACGCCGGTGTGGTTGATGAGCAGCCGCACGTCGTCCTGCATGACGCCCTCGAATGCTCCGCG